AAAAAAGTCAAAAAAATAGCGAGCTTTTTACGGCTCGCTACTTTTACTATCGCTACATTTAAGATTAAATGAACGAAAGGTTTGCGTTTGTGATATCTATCTTTGCAAGATAGTCAGCCGCATTACCGAGCGATGATGCTTGGTTGCTGAGCTCAACGTAACCGTATCGTGTCATAAAGGAAACGACTGGTTCCATTGTCCCTGGATCGAGCACGACCCCGGAGCTCATTAGCGGAATGTATGGGCAATAAAAGGATGCCGCATCCATTTCACCTGGGCCTTTGTAACCAACTAGAGCAGAAACACTATCTGCTGCATAGTTGTCAACATAAACTCGCATTGTTGAGTTTAATGTTCCCACAAACTTTGTGTTTGTTGGTGCTTCAAAAGTACCTTCTGTGCTTCGTGCGAAGGCTGAAGTTGTTGCACTTTGTAGTACTGTCAACATAGTTGGACTAACTACTACCCAATTGCCGGCGCCTCTGCGTGTGCGAGCGGCGATTAAGTTAGCGGCCCTGTTGATTTGAACTGCGAAAGCCGCATGTTCGTCACCAACAAATGTTGCTGTACCAGATACTCCACTTTGGTCGTATGTTGCGACCGCGGTACCTGCCAATGTGCGAAGGCTGGAAAGAATTTCTTGATCAATCTCAGTTGTAATTTCTTGAGCAAGAGCGGCCATAACTTCTGCTTCAACGTCTAAGCCATGTTGGCTTTGGGCGTCTTGAGCGGCCTCGAAAGTCCAGCGAGCACTTAACTTACGTGTCTTCGCTTCAACTGTCTGCTTCAAGATTTGGATTGACATTTTCTTACCTGCCGCACCTTCGAGTGCGGATGTTGCTGCACCTAATCCCGCGGTTCCGTCACCTGCATAGGCTTTGGAAATTTGGAATGGGCTAAGTGCTTCATCACCTGCTACTGTATCGTCAGCGGCGGCTGTTGCTCCAGCCATCGTTTCCGAATAACGTACACGAAGTGTATGAATTTGTCCTACCGGACCGGTCATTGGTTGAACACCAATAATTTCATTAGCAATAACTGTGGGCATAACTCTGCGGATTACAGGAAGGATTACCTTATTCAAAGTCGCTACGTTACCTGCGTTAGTTGCACCAGACGTTGACGATTCCATCAACTGACTTTTGGTGTTTTCTAATACAGTTTCCATAACTGTCTTTTGATTACCTTGTAAACCCTCGCAGAGTGCCCCCTTTACGGATTGCCATTTATTTTCAAAGATCGCATCTGCCATTTTAATATTCTCCTATATTTAAATCCCTGCTAGTTTCCGCAGGTTGTATATTTCAGTCTCAGATGAGCTGTTAGACTCTTCTTTAACCGTTCGATCTCCGGAAACTTCCTTAATTATATCTAAGGACTTTTCCGTCTTGGTTTCTTTGATAACTTGTTGCTTCTTTCGTGCTTTGGATGAAGTGTTACCTTCATTTAATACACTAGGTAAGAACTTGTTATACTGTTTCTTTAAACTGTCAGTTTGAACGCTTTCCAAAAGCTCTACCATGACTGAACGTTGAGACTTACTCAACGGATTCATTAAGTCATTGATTACTGTTTGACGTTCCTTCTGATCTTCAGCAATTCTGATTTGTGTCTCAGCCTCTGCCAATTCATTTTTATTTTCAGCAATTTCTTGAGCATGTACCTCAATTTTTGCCTTTAAATCATTAATTACTGTATGTAATTTTCCAACTACGGTACCCTCTTGTAGGTAACTAGTGGAAAATTCTGCCGCGAAAGTTTCAAAAATCTTACGACCAAAATTGTTTTCTTTAGCCGACTTAATATCTTCTTTAAGTTGACCCATTTCCGTCTTCATTGTTTCGGAAACGATTTTATCAATTTTTTCTGCCGCAGACTTGACAAAAGTACGTTTAGTATCTTCCATCATCTTTCTACCTTCACGGACCAACTTAACTTTTTGTTCCGCTAATGCTTTTTTATCAGCATGGAATTCGTTAAGCTCTTTGGTCAATTGACGAAGTACAAATTCTTCGAGTTTTTTGAAGTTGTTTGACTGTTTAACTCGGTCTTCACGAAGCTCTTTAACTTCTTTACCCATTACATTAGTGATGAACTCATCAAGCATACCTGTATGCCCTGTGAGGTTCTTCTTATAAGCAACGGTTTGCTCGTGAAGTGATTTTTTATCATGAATAAATTCTTCAACTTCTGCTTTAATAGCATCACCTAATAAATTATCCATTGCTTCTACGATTTGCTTTTTGTCATTATCATAACGTCTAGCAAATTCTTCGCGAAGCTCAGCCTTAGCATTTTCTTTAGTTTCGTCTAATTTCTTAGACCATGCTTCAGAAAGTGCCGTTTTAACTTCCTCGGAGATAATGTCTGCACCCATCACGTTGTTAAATAGGTCTTGCATGGCTTTTTCTCCCATCATATATTCCCTATAATGCTCAGTAACACTTTTTCAAGATGCTTTTGAGCTTTATTGTCATGCCTTACGGCCTCAGCAAGTTCTAAACTGATCCTGCCTTGTTTTCCGTTTCGCATTAATGCTTCATATACTGGTGTAGGATAGGCGTTTGGTGCTGATGGCTGGGCCACCACATCAACAGTGATTATTTCAAAGTCACTGACATATCCATTGTGCCCGACATTGCCGGAGCCTCTTGAACTGACGCCTAATTTTACACCGGATTCAAGCAAAGTTTTTACAACATTACCCATTGGAGTAGGTAATAACTTTAACTTTCCTATACCGTTTTTACCACTGATATCCATTTCTGTTATCATATGACTTACACGGTCAATATTAATATTTAGATCATCTGGATGATCTGCTTCACCAAGAACACTTTGGCCACTTTCTAATCGTTCCTGTATAGTTTTGACCGCTTTATTGATCTCAGTAACAGGATAAATTCTCTGATTTTGATTGCGAACTTCACCTTCAATAAAGGTCCCTTTTAAATAGAGATCTTTACCATCAGATTCAGTTATGCAATGTGCCTTTTCAAAAGTTAAATGTTCTCTAAGTTGCATAAATTATTCGCCCTTTTTTGGTGCCGCTACTTTTGATTGCTTACCAGCACTACCGCCTGGAACATTTCTGTTACCGGCATTATCTTCTTTAGCACTAGGTGCGGATGGAGAACTTGTTCCATCTGGGTTGCTTGTTCCACCACTGGAACTTGCGCCTGATGCTTTAGGATCTGAACCACCCCTTTTAGCAACTGGGCTACCACCGCCGGAATCTTCGCCTACTGGATCGTTTGGTTTATCGTTGGCTTTCTTCATGTCGTGTGACTCGCCTAAATCGTCATAAACCTCTCCGATACCTTCTTCCATTTCTGGCTCTTCCATTCCTGGCTCTTCCATGTCCTCAATTTCTGGCTCCATTTCATCTTCCATGTCGCCTTCTTCACCGGACTGTAATTTTTCAAATTCTGCTTGCAGGTCTGCAAGTTGTGCTTTAAGATCCATAACTTCATCTTCTAAGTCTTCGGAAGGCTCTTCATCACCTTCGTCATCCCCAATGCCTAGATCATCTTCCATATCTTCTTCAGCATCAACCATTTCTGGATCTAATTCGGCTTCCATGTCTCCGCCTTCTGGCTCGTCCATGTCATCACCTTCTTCACTAAGTGATGCTTCCTCTCTTGCAATTTCGTCCTCTATTGATTCTGGATCATCTTCTGCAATTTGCTCGTCAACAGGTTGTTCGTCGTCGAGAATGTTTTCATAAATGTTTTTGGCTTTTTCTACAAAAACCTCATGTAGTAAATCGCTGGCTTTAGATTGCTCATCATTAACGACATACTCAAGTACTTTTTCTAACTTTTCTGCTGTTGTCATTGTTC